TCAGCGAGCCAGTAATACGAGTAGTCACCGTACAGGATGGCTTTGTTGGCTGTGGTGGGCAGAGGCATGTAGTTGGAGGTCAGCACACGCTGGTTGAGTAGGGTGTCCGGCTGCCCATGCAGCAGACCCGGCTGCCACATGAATTGTCCATTCCCATCTTTGAGCTTACGAAGCAACTTAATGGTCGCATCATTCATAATGAAGGATGCCTTGCGACGGTAACCGGCTTTCAGCGAATGCTGGAGATCGAGCAGTTCATCTGCCGTGATGGCGGCAGCTCCGGCAGCCGTCACACCAAGTTCCGCGCCGTTGGTGGCGTGCAGCAAGCCCGTAGGCTTGTGGCTGCCATCGCCAGTGAGGATAGCTTCCTCCTCGGCTGCGCCGACACGGCGAGCGAACTCGTTGGTGATGTAGGCTGCGAGATCAAACACAGCATCATGCAGAAATTCCTCGGACACACGGATCATGGTGGCAACCTTGTGCGCACTGAGCGTGATCTGCCCGAAAGCATCGTCGGATTCGGGGATCGCGGCCTCCTCTTCCACCCAGTTCGCTGTACCCTTGGTAGTGACGAGCGGAATTTTGCGGTCGCCCGTGGATGTGGTGATCACACGCACGATGCCGCGCATGATGTTCTCTTCCTGCAGGGCTTCGACCAACGTCCGCTCAAACTCGTCAGGAATGGTGTAACCACCTTCGGAGAGTTCGCCGATTTGCAGGGCGTTTCGCACCTCATAGGTGGAACGGTCACGCATCTGATTCCAGAATGCCTTTTGATAGGCATCGCTGGCACGACCGGGACGGTTATCTGCTTTGGGGGTTTGCTGCGGAGTTGAGGGGTGAATTGCATTGGCAGGTGCATTCATCTCCCGCTCCAGTGCCTCAGCGCGCTCTTCACGCTCGACGGCATGGCCGAGATCGACGACCTCCTGCTCCATGCGCTCATAGGTTTGCGTATCCTCAGCGGACATCAGACCATCCTCGCCGCGATGTTCATCCAAGAACGCTTTGGCTTTATCCCAGACTTCACCGCGCTTCTTGCGCATTTCCAGTACCTTACTCATGATGGGTTTCCTCCTTAAATTATCGCCGCGAGGGCTGAATTAAGCCCAGCCGTTTTTCAAGCTGGGCGATGGGGATGCCAGATTGCTCTGGTTGTTCTGCCTTGCCCCGATCCTCAGGGGCGGTTTGTTCTACAGCAGATGTATGATCTTTCCCCTCGTCGGGGCAGGACAGATTAGGTTTTTCAGGCAATGGTTCTTGTGTGTCATCATTGTCTACGGGTTGCAGCTTCGCATTACAATAAGGACATACGGGTTCATCGTTTGCTTGTGCCCCCTGCGGCATTTTGACATCCATGCGCTCTGCATGCTGCAAGTGTGGCAGTTGACGCTCAAACCACGCTTTCACCTTGGCCTCGGCTTCGCTTCGATCTACACGGCGCACACGGCCATGGTTGCTCACGCCAGTGATTTCATCTGAGGAGATGCCGTCAATGAAGCCTTCTTTGAGCGCGGAGGTTGCGTCCATCCACGTGGTTTCGGTCATCATGGCGGCAACATCTTCACGCTTCTTTTGGCATCGCTTGGCATAGACGTTGAGGATGCTTTCCTTACTGGCCTTGAGCAAACCGACTGCTTCCATGAGGTCTTGCTCATTACCCCAAGCGACCACGCTGGGGTCATGAATCATAAGAATGGAGCCGGGGCTCATTTCCAGTCGGTCGGCCGCCATGGCGACGACTGAGCCAGCGGATGCCGCTGTCCCCGAGATGGTGATTTTGACATTACCGGGGTAGGCGCGGATGTCATCAAACATCCGCGTGGCGGCATTGCAGCTGCCGCCATAACTGTTGAAGCGGATGTGCACGTCATCCTTGTACTGGTTATTCTCGCCATAGAGCGCTTCGTGCAAACCCTCTGGGGTGATTTCGTCACCCCAGAACACGCTTTCATCGATGTATCCGTTGAGTGTTATTTCTCTCATGGTGCTCGCCGCACGGGCAGATTTTTCTGATTGGCTTTGCACCAACGGGCCATTCAATCCATTTTGTTTTGATTTCAAACATCATTCCTCCATTTCATAAGCCCACATAATGCCAGCCAAAACAAAAAAGACGCAGGGAACTGCGACCGAGTTGCCAAAGGCTTTATACAGGGCACCATCCGTGGCTGGCGTGGCAAGCCACTTGATGATTTGTTTTGCTGTTTTGGGCTTGTTAGTCTTTCCTGATGTGCAATTCCAATTGTCGTGTATCGCTTGCCATTTTCTGATTTCGTCTTCGCTTGGGTTTTCAGTTTCAAGGTTCTCGCACCAACCGTCGGGAAAGCCTTGCAATCGGCAGCATTCCCCGGGAGTCAGCCGTCTGACGAGATAGTCGGAACCCTCTCCAGCTTCAGCGACGGCTGGTCGATCAATGGTATTGAGTGTGTAGCAGATTTCAGCATTGATGCCATCGCCTCTGGGTCCGTTTTCGTCCTTACGGCCAATCATATTGCCTTGCAAGGCGTAGCTTTGGGCCGTGTCGGGTTCCAGTATGTGGTAGTCACCGCTGAATATCTCCTGATTACCAGAGAAGCCTTTCATCGCCCCTTGCGTCAGGGTGCCTACTTGTTCTTTACCGCTAGCAAGCTCGGCTTTTTTGGGTTCAACCACGGAAATGCCACCTTGGCTACAAGAGGGATTTCCACCATTGCAATCCAAGGTTCTGCTGGTGTCGGCTTCGTAGATGCCAGAATGTGGATTGGGCGAGAGCATTGAATTGCTTTTATCCGAGCAGATGCCATAGGCTTGGGGTTGGAACAATGTCTGGTCGTTATGGCAACTGAGCGTTGCGGATTTGTTGCATTGTATGAGCGGCCCCTTCCCACCTCCGGCACAACCCTCCCTCTGCTTGAGTAAAAGCGGTACTTGGTTCCCACCCGTACCAGCCCTTCGACACAGGGTTTGACAGATTCCATCGTCTTTTACCTTGATGCGGCTATCTGTTGGATTGAATTCCACAGCCACGGCCGCCTGATTATCACCCATTTGAGCACGCAGCGTACACATCTGGTCATCCCACACATGGCCGCCCATGCGCGACATCGCGCCCGGTTCAAAAGCTATGGATTTTCCTTGGCCTGGCGAGTCAGTGCCAGTTCCAGCTTTCTGGGCAGTTCCTTGCCGCGATTCTTTGCCCGGCGGAGTATACCCAGACACGCCTTCGGACTCAAAGAGTATTTGTCCAGCACGCCTTCCATCAAGATCGAGGACAACAAATATACGCCGCCGTCTTTGTGCGACTCCCCAACCCTTCGCGGCATCAAGGATGCGCCACGCGAGAGAATAATCGTCACCCATGATTTCGCCTGCCGGAAGCCATCTGTTTGCTTCAGGCATAGGAACATCTGCATCGGGGTTTTTGATGGCGACAAGGCTTTGGAGGACTTCGTTGAAATCTCGCCCTTTGCAAGAGGACAGGGCGCCTGGCACATTTTCCCACACGGCCCATCTCGGTTTTTGTCCATTGGTTTTCTCCCGCATTTCTTGTATGATACGAACCGCCTGAAAGAACAGGCCGGAGCGCTCGCCTTCCAGGCCGCTGCGCTTTCCTGCGATGGACAAATCTTGACACGGTGAGCCGAAGGTGATGATGTCAACGGGCGGCAGTTCACTTCCTTTAAGGTCGTGAATATCGCCATGATGCTGCATGTTGGGCAGTCGTTTGGTGGTCACTCGGATGGGAAACGGCTCAATCTCGGATGCCCACACAGGCTGAATGCCTGCATAAAGACCTGCCAGCGGGAAACCGCCGATGCCATCAAAGAGCGAACCCAAGGTGAGCGATTTAGGTTGTGTCATTGTCGGTCGCTCCTTTCGCGGCGACGATCGGAATCATATTCCCATTCACGAGGTAGTCGTCGCCTCCAAGCGTGGCATCAATAGGATTCATGTTCTCAAGCTCTCGGATATCATTGGCAGACATCCATCCGTTTTGCCGTCCGATAGCATAGCCTTCCATGCGCTCTTTGTAGCTGCCGCGCATGAGTCCGTCGATGTTGAAGCGCGAATAAAAAGAGCCCTTTTCTTGATCTGAAAAGAGCGCACGGTTCAGCGATTGTTCGACTCTGACCAGCCATGGCCTGATGGTGTGCATGGCAAAACTGATGGACTGATGCTCAATATTGGAGAAGGTTGCGTGTTCCAAATCGCCGACCATGTGCGGCGGCACACGGTAGATGCGGCAGATTTCATTGACTTGAAACTTACGGCTCTCCAAGAACTGTGCCTCATTGTTTGGCATGGAGATGCGCTCAAACTTCATGTTCTCTTCGAGGATGGCCACCTTGCCTGAATTGGACGTGCCGCCATACGCTGCGTTCCAACTCTCCCGAAGTCCTGCAGGATTTTTCACAGTGTTAGGGTGCGTGAGCACACCGCTGGGCGTTGCGCCATGGGCAAAAAACTTACTGCCGTATTCCTCAGCGGCCATGCTCAATCCAATAGCGTTCTTTTCCAATGCAATCGGTGAATAGCCCATAATGCCATCAAAGCCCAGCCCCGGGATATGCAAGACATCCTCTGCACGGAGCTTGACCAGTTTGCTGTCACGGGTCGTGTACTCGTAGACAAGCGCACCACTTGAATCGCGGTCGACAGCCATTTTGTCAGGAAGCAGCGGATACAATCCCACGATTTGCCCTCGACCGGAGCGCACGATTTGGCTGTAGGCGTTGCCCCATAGGAGCAGGTGCGACAGCATCGTTTCCCGCCAGATGAACGAGGTCATTTCGCTGTTGGGTTCATCGTGAAGCAGTTGGTACAGCGGATGATCCACTGACTTTTCCTTGCCGTCATCCGTAACCTGATACACATGCAGCGGCAGGCTGGCGACCGTTTCGGCAATGACACGAACGCAGGCGTACACCGCCGACATCTGCATGGCAGAGCGCGGGGTGACCGACTTGCCCGCCTCGCTGGAGCCAAAATAAAACGCCAGCGCTTGGCTGACGGCATTTTGCGGTTTATCCCGCGAGCGGAACAACTGTGGGAAAGGGTTTTTCATGGGACACCTCCAAGGTTATAGGCCAAGCCCCGTCTTATGGTCATGGCATTTTTTGCACAGCGGCTGCCAGTTGGTCTGATCCCAGAACAGTCTTTGATTACCACGGTGTGGAATGATATGGTCAACCACAGTCGCAGGTGTGGTGCGATGATTACGCAGACACTCCGCGCACAGCGGATTTTGTTTCAGAAATCGGGCCCTCGCTCGTTGCCACCGCTTGTCATACCCGCGAGCAGCTGCACTATCACGGGTATATTGTTTTCGGTGTTCCTCGCAATACACACCATCCGACAGATTCGCACAGCCAGGATGGCGACAGGGGCGTTTGGGTCTACGTGGCATTGTGAACCTCCTCAAATAAACAATAGGCCTCGATCATCGTCATAGACACTGCCGTTATTGCTCTGATTCTTCATGGCACGGTCGAGCGCCATCACCATAGCCACCGCACCATCGACCTTTTCGGTGGATTTGGATTTATCGATTTTTTGGTTCCCTGCTGGGTCGGTTTTCACATAGGCGTTGTCCATATTCCACCGAAGCACAGGATGACCGCCATGCGCGATGCGGTGCTCCAGCACCAAGCGCATGAGTTCTTTCGTGGGCGGACTCATATCACGAAAACCCTGACCGAAGGGAATCATGGTAAAGCCGTCATCTTCGAGCGCTTGCACCATCATGGTGGCGTTCCAACGGTCATAGGCGATTTCACGGATGTTGAATCGTTCCCCAAGATCATTGATGGCTTTTTGGATGAAGCCGTAATGCACCACATTGCCTTCGGTGGTTTGGATGAAGTCCTGCTTTTCCCACACGTCATACATCACATGGTCGCGGCGCACACGCAGTTCAAGCGTTTCATCAGGCAACCAAAAGTATGGCAATACGTAGTAGGGCTCATCATCATTTTCAGGTGGAAATACCAGCACAATCGCGGCCAGGTCACTGGTGCTGGCAAGGTCAAGCCCAGCGTAGCACGCTCGCCCTTCAAGGATTGATACATCAAACGATGCTCCGCATTCGTCCCACTTGTCCATGGGCATCCAGCGGATAGACTGCTTGACCCACTGGTTTAAGCGAAGCTGGCGAAACATGTTCTCATCTGCTGGGCTTTCGAGGGCTTTACGGTAGGCATCCCGCACCTTATCAATGCCAATGGTGTGTCCAAGCGATGGGTTGGCCTTGTACCAGTTCTTCTCCAGCTTCCAATCCTCGGTATCTGGGAGACCAAATACCACAGGATAAAAGCGCGGATCACGCTTGCGGCCTTCCAATATATCCAGCGCCTTTTGATGCACTTCCCAGCAGATGCTGTTACGGTCTGTTCCCGCCGTGGTCAGAAAGAAAAACAGTGGTTGCTTTCGTGCATCACCGCTGCCTTGGGTCATGACATCAAAAAGTTTTCGGGTCGGCTGGGTGTGCAGTTCGTCAAAAATACACGCCGACACATTCAAACCATGTTTTGTAGAAATTTCTGAGGATAACACCTGATAAATGCTGCCTGTTGGCTGGAACACCATGCGTTTGGTTGATGGAATGATTTTAATGCGCCGCGCCAGCGCGGGTGACTGCCTGACCATGTCCACCGCGACATCAAAAACAATCCCTGCCTGCTGGCGGTCACATGCGCAGGAGTAGACCTCAGCTTTCCACTCATCATCGTTGACCAGCATATTCAAGGCGACCGCTGCGCCAAGCTCACTCTTGCCGTTTTTCTTCCCGATTTCGATATACACCTGATTGAACTGGCGCATGGTAAGGTCTTCTTCCCTAACAGTGCCAAAGACATCAGAGATGATTTGTCTTTGCCACGGCAGCAGTTTGAATGGCTTCCCATGGAACTCACCCTTGGTGTGGCGAAGGCACTCGATGAACTGGAGTGTACGCTGCGCTTTGCGTTCATCATGTGCCATCTTGCCAGCCCCCTTTGAGCAATTTTTCCATCGGATCATCGGAATCGATGCTAGACGAATCGCCTGTCGCAATTCGTGCACGGCAAGCGGGTGTTAGCCCAAATTCTGTACAGAAGGATTGCATGATCTTCAGGTTTTGCTGGGCGATGGACACTTGCGGCACTTGCTGTACATAACCGCTGGGTGTTTTGAAAATCGACCCATGCCGGGTGATGAACTCCTCCGCCTCGCGCCAGCGTGCGTACGCTTGGCAGTAGCCCGCAAATGCGGTAAGGTCGGCTTCCGTCAGCACGCCCATGGCTTTGAGGGCGGACGCCAGGCGCTTCCATTCCTTCTTGGCTTCAGGCAACAGCCACGATGGGCATCGGATGTTGTCTGCCGGTGGCTTGGGTTCATGCTTGTTCAGCTTCTGTTTGCCGGGGTTGCCTTCCAGCACCTTGAGTGCTGTGGGCTTGGGCTTGCGTCCGGGCGTAGCCAATGGAAATGCCTCCCTTCATAAAAATGGGCACAAAAATACCGCCATGCAGCGCACAGCGGTTGAGGTGCCCTTTGATGTTATGCGTCGGTATCGGTTGATTCCTGTGGTTTCGGTGCTTTACGGCTTCCAATTCCGGGTATGCCCGCCATGAGCACTTTTCTTACGTCCTTGTACTCTTCGCCGATAAATCCAAGCCTAAGCAAGAAACATCGGAATGCGTACTTCGGGTTCTCGGTGTTCTTCCAGGTCATCGACACTCGCTTTTGAGTCTTTGCCATTTTGATAAGCGCTGCGATGAGGTGGATGGTGGCGTTAATGAGATCAGGCGATGAGGTGCCCGCCAGCCAATCAAACCGCAGTACCTCATCATCCGTGAAGTCACAGTCCAGCGTTTCGGTGTCCAAAGCGAGCTTAATCAGGTTACCCTTACCTTCGATGAGCTTGCTTAGATTGCCTAGGTCATTTCCCGTCATGCCCTCTTTGGGGAACAGCAAGCTCACGCCGTCGATGCCCTTGTTTTGGATGCACCGACTCATGAATTCATCCTGCGGTGGTTCCGCTGGAATTTCCCAGTCATTACCAGTCGTCGCAAAGCCCTTGGCGCGAAGTCCGACCACAAGCTGACCAACGGCCTTGGTATCAGTGAACTCATCCGTTTCAACCTCGCCGTCTCGATTGACCGTGTAATCGCCAACCTTATATGCAAACGATGGCGGCCCTTGATACTCTGGCTTGACTGCGAGAATTTCACCTATGGCATGTGTTAGTTCTTTTCTGAGTTCCTTGCCGTTTTCAAACAAAATCGTCATTGTAATTTTCCTCCTTGAGGTTGCGTACTCCCGTTTTAGGGGTGTACTATACATCCCTCATGTGGAAAGGAATAGCAAGATGGTGTAGCGCACAAAAATGTACGGTGATATGGTGTGTTATCCACCAAAAGAAACCGCCTTCTCACGAAAGCGACTGCATCGGTCTACACCTGTTCAATTCCATCCACAATTTTGGAAGCAGGAGTTGTCTCTCCATCGCGCACAACAAAAACGTCTGTTTGCTCACCTTCATGCGTAGACAGATATCTTTTTACCGCTACATCCACAAACTTGGGTTCCAGCTCAACGCCATAGCAGATACGTTCCAGCTGGTCGCATGCCATAAGCGTGGAAGCGGAGCCTAAAAAGGAATCCAGCACCACGCTGTTCGTCAGCGTAGAGAGTTTAACGAGATAAGCAATCAGCGGCACTGGCTTGGAAGAAGGATGACCACAGCCCTCGGTCTTGGAGTTTTTGATGCGCGGGAACTCAACAATGGTCGTCTGCTTTTGATCGCCGTACCATTTATGCTTACCCTTCTTCAGCCAACCATAGAGAATGGGTTCATGCAGGTACTTGAAATCCGTGCGCGTAAGCACGAGCTGATCTTTCTTCCAGATAACAGTCGCCCCGAGGTGATACCCGGCTTGATCAAACGCTTGCCTGAACAACAGACCATTGGAGTCGGCGTGAAACATATAGATGGCGGCATCGTTAGCCATGTTTTCCGAAAGCCGTTGCAGGGACTGCAGAATAAACTCATAGCCTTTTTCATCATTGAGATCATCATTTTTGATTTTTCCAGAGGCACTCTCTAGCGACACGAGATAAGGCGGGTCCACACAGATCAGATTTGCTTTTGTGCCACCCATCAGCCGTTCAAATGTTTCTGGCAAGGTGCTGTCACCACAGATGACACGATGCCTACCCAAATGCCAAACATCACCCAATTTTGAGAAGCAAGGTTTTTTGTGTGAATGTCAACGAAAATCTGAGCCAAGTGCTAACCAATATTTGAGCCACTTGTGCGAACGAATACTTGAGCCACCAACGCCAAAAGTGACAGCGAATACTTG